AAGGCATAATCTTATTTTCTTCATCAAGTTCTTCTCTTGTGCTTCTTATTATTTGCCTTTCTTTTACTAAATTATCTAAACCAACTCTTTCAACAACTCTAAAGAACTGACCATTACTTGCATGTTTCAATGTTCTTATTAATAGATTGCTTGGAGCTTGTGTTATTGCACTAGAAAACAAAGCAAATTCGCTGTTGCTTTTTCTTTGACCTGTTTGGTCTGTAAATGCAGTAGGATATACAGCTACTACTGGTTTTGTTTGTGGTGATTGTACATTTAATAATTCTTTTGATTGCAAAGAAAATATATTAGGTTTCTCTTTGCTCTTATGGTCAAATCTAATTTGTTGAGTATCTTGTATTACGCTTGTAACAGAACAACTAGAAAGTAAAAGAACCAATAGGTAATGTGATCTCTGTAACTTCGCCATCTTGGTTGGTTATCCTTAGTGTAATAAATTGTCCATCAGATGTATATTCTATAGTATTACCTTCTAACTCAATAGTACCTTCTGTTTGTGGAGTTTCACCAAATAAGTTATCCACAAGTTGTCTTGATAGTTGTGCATAGATACGAGACTCTAAATTTCGCATAAATCTAGCTAGTGTAGTATTTTCTTTATCTCTTTCTATTTGTTCTTGTAAGGCTTTGATTTCTTCTTTAATAGTCATCTTCCTATTAAACTCTTGATTTTCAATGGTCAAATAATGTGAACTTGTGTTGACACCACTAAAAGATGGGGATTTAAACTTGTGAACTATTTGGTCTGCTACTAAAGATTGTATAAATACTACTAAAATTAAAATTATAAACATGAAGCTAAACCATATTGCTACTCTTAATTTTGCAGCTTCTTCTTGTTCTATTTCTTTTTTAGTAAGTTTTCTTTTTTTATAACTTAAAGCCATTAGTCTTTCCTTTGGTCATCTCTATCAGCTTTAGCCAACCTATCTGTGTGCATAAGCTGTGGTACACCTAGTATAGTCTTCAGAAGAGTGTCTTGTCTAATAATCTCATTGTCTACAGAACGAACTCTATCAATTAATGCTACTAATATTCCATGTTGTGAGTCTAGTTTTTGACCTAATCTTTGTTCTATTTCTGATATTTGAGCAGATACCTTTTCATCTAAAACATCTACTTTTGTTTCCATACCATCAATAATTTTGTTTATGAGTTTCCAAATAAATAAACCTAGACCTATAGCTGCTGCTATTGGAAAACCAACTTCATTAATTAATTTAACTACAGCATCCATTAGCTTGGCACACTTGGAAATGTAACATCATCTATAGAGGTGGCACTTGAATTATTAGATGGTAAGTCTCTTAATGATTGTCTGTATGTAGCCCATTCTTGTTTCTTAGAATAAGATAAAGGGCAATCATTTACTTGAGTCCAGTCTGATTCTTTTAATAATTGGTTTCTTTTATTTCTTAATATCTCTAATACATTATCAGTTCTTTGTATTGCTTCACCATTAACAACCTTATAGTCATTAGGCTGATAATCTCCCTCAATAATTCCTTGTCCTTCTGATAGTCCTACTTCATTTATTTCTGCAACAGTAGAAGTTGAATGTTCTATTTCTCCTGTTTCTAAATTGTATATAGTAAATATGTTCATTATCTTGTGTTATCCATCATTACATTAAGTGAAAGCTGAGTATGATTATATCCACCTGAAAAATATACTCTCCAATAAACTGTAGATTGTGATGTAGATAATGTGGTTATTTGACCTGTATAAACATAAGTATATCCTCTATAAGTACCAGCACTCCAAGAAATATTAGTATTACCACTTGCATTGACCCAAGTGGAATTGTTTAAAGAATACTGAACCCTTCCACCACTCACATCACCAAGCACTCCTGAGAAGATGGCAACATAACCTGCATTGTCTCTAACCTCAGTAATAGTTACTGGTACAAATGAAGCATTACTACCTGTATATGGTGATGTTCTTTGCACATAAGTTTGACCATCTCTAGCTAGTGGGAATTTAGTGGCTGCTGTTAAATGACTAACAATAGTAGAACTTACATTATCAAAACTCTTTACATTTAAAGTATCAACATTGATTCTATCACCTGTAATTGTGTTAGATGCTATCTCTGTAGCTGTAATCGTGCCTGAAGCTATGGCATCTGCTGTCACTGAATTTGCTATAATTTGGTCTGCACCAATAGAATCTGCTGCCATTTGTGTGGCTGTAATAGTTCCACTAACAATATTAGCTGCAACAATCGCATTGGCTGCTACTTTATCAGCAGTTACTGCATCTGCATTTATCTTAGCTGCTGTTACTGCGTTAGCTGCAATTTGTGTAGCTGTAACTGCATTGGCAGCAATCTCATTGGCTGTAATTGCATTAGCTGTAATCTTTGCACTGGTTATTGCATTAGCCGCTATTTTATCTGTGGTAATTGCATCAGCGTTTATCTTTACAGCAGTAATTGCATTTGTGGCTATCGTATCAGCAGTTATTGCTCCTGCATTTATTTTAGCTGTGGTGATAGCGTTAGCAATAATTTTATCTGATGTGATTGCATTTGCTGTAATGTTATTAGCAACAATTGCGTTTGCAGCCACCTTATCAGCAGTCACAGCATCTGCTGCTATTTTTACAGCAGTTATGGCATTAGTTGCAATAGTATCTGCTGTGATAGCACCAGCGTTAATTTTTGCTGTTGTTATTGCATTAGCAACTATCTTTCCAGTAGTTACCGCATTATCAGAAATTTTAGTTTCAGTTATTGCGTTGGCTACAAGTTGTGCTGTATCAACAGCGTTATCTGCAAGTTTTGCGTTTGTAACTGCATCTGTACCTAATTTAGTATTAGTAATAGCACCTGTGGCAATTTTTGCTTCACTTATAGCACTAGCAACTATCTGTGCTGTGTTTACAGCATTATCTGCTATCTTGGCATTAGTGACTGCATCAACTCCTAACTTAGCTTCAACAATTGCACCTGCTGCTATAACATCACCTTGTATTGCATCTACAGCTATTTTTGCATTAGTAACTGCATCTGTTGCCAGTTTTACAGTAGTTATTGCACCATCTACTATTTCTCCTGCACTTACATTAGTAAAGTTACCTGAAGCACTACCTACAAAAGCCGAATGTACATCTGATTGGTTTACTGACCTTACCCAAAAATAATAAGTTGTACCTGCTGTCAATCCATCTTGTGTACCAAATAATGTGCTTGTTACTTTGCCATTTAATCCATAAATAGTTTCAACTAAATAAGTATCATCTGTTGGTGTTGTGTTAGATGTTCTTCTATATATCTTAGTTGCTTTGAGATCAGCACTGGTTGAGTTAGTCCAAGATACAAGAATGTTAAATGCTTGTCCTGTTGATGCAGTTAAATTTGTTGGTACTGCTGGTGCATCTGTTGGTGCTGCTATTGTTATATTTACTACACTGGTATAAGAACTAGCTACACCATTAACATCAATATGCCTAGCTTTAACATTATAAGTTTTACCTACTACAACGTTAGGGAGAAGGGCTACAGCAACACCTTTTCCAACAGTAAAGTCTGAGGTATATGCACCATCTGTACTTAGCTTATACGCCACCTCTGTAAGTGTGACCTTATCGCTAGAGTTATTAGTCCATGATGCTTTTATATCTACTTTAGTTGTAACACCATCTTTATTAGTTTGTTGTGCTAAAGCAAGATTACTTGGTGCTGTAACAGCATAAGTACCAGTTCCAACATCACTACCTTCTGATTGTCCAGTTGTATAATCACTTGTAGCAAAGTTAAAAACAGATGCAGCAACTTCTTTAAGTTGTAGCCTTGTTCCTAATGTAGGTACATCACCTGAATCCATTACCTCCATATTTACAGAGATCACTTCAAAAACTTTTTGACTATAACCTAATCTCACATTTGTTAAATATACCCAGTCATTTGGTTGACACCTCATAAATTTTAATGAAACTAAAGCACTTAATGATGTTGTTTCTCTTTGACTTTTTAAAGCAATTCTTCCCAATCTTTGTGCTTGTGTATCTGTAACAGTAAAAGGTAATTGTACTTCCATTTGTTTTACGTAATTTGCAGTGCTTTCTCCTGTTGGTGTATCAGCATTTAACATAGTTGTATCTTGATATACCTCAGCATCAGCAGCTACATAATTTTGTGTAGAATCAACATAAACTGGTTTTACTGTGTTATATAAATTACCTGCGTTTGGATTTGTTGACACTCCAATTTGTGAAAGCAAATCATCATCAGTAATAGTTAATGAAGGTGTTTGTGATGCACCTGCAAATACATTGAATTTACCATTTACATATGACATTTTACCTGCCATAGAACTAAGCAATCCTTCTATAACACCATTGCCATTAGCACTAAAATTAGTAAATCCATTTGCTGTGTATCTTTTTTCTGTTGTAGAGCCATCTGCAAGTGTGACATTTTGCTCACATATATTTGCTGCTGCTGCAAAACCACCTGCATTAGTTGTGTCATTTATTTCCTCTGTTTCTGCTTTAAGACCATACTGCGTGTCAGTTAAAAAATCTCTAATGTGCAATGCTGGATTATTAGTCCATACAGTATTATTAGTTCTTGGGTCATAACATTTTTTACCTTTAACTAAAAATGATATTTGTGGTATGCCGCCACCAAACTTTTCTGTATCAAAAACTAATTGCATATAAACATACGCTACATCTAAAAACTTATCAGATGTACCCATAGAACTTAGTTGAGCATTCATAAAACCATTTACAGATGTTTGACTGCCATCTTCAAAACTAAATCTTGCTAATCTTCCACTTCCAAAATTGTTGTTATTTTCTGTATTAGTGTAATCTGCATTAGTCACTGTATGTACTGTAGAACCATTAATGGTACTTGTGGTTGTGGTTAAAGTATTTTCACCGAATCTAACACTAGTAAGTTCTTCTACTTCGTGTCCAGCAATAGCAATAACCATATGAAGCAAATAATTATCAGTACCACTCGTTTCCATGTGTACAATAGTTCCACCAACTCTAGCTTGTCCATAAATTATTTGTCTTGGTGCAATAGGGTTTCTATTTGATAATTTAGTTCCAAAATTTTCACTAGTTGCATCTATACCTTTAGATGTCATCATTCCAACCGCACCACTTATTAAAGTGGTAGCAAAAGTTGCTAGAGCATATTGTGCAGCAACACCCAAACTTGCAGCCCAACCAGTACCAGTAAATAGAGGTGCTAATGTTCCACCTGAAGCTAATATTGTAACTGTTGCAAATACAACAACTGCTGCTGTTACTGCTGCTTTTATTACCTTAGACATCTATTTGCCACACTTTTAATATTTCTAAATCTTGATTTACACATATACCTGTATCTGTAGGACTAAGTATTGAATAACCATCGCAAATGCCAACAAGTACAGATTCTTGTTTATAAACCACGAGATCACCTTTTGTCATAAAACCTTTTGGTATAGATTTTATTTTTTTTGCTTTACATGCTTTTTCTATGCTCTTTAATAAAGTAACACCATATTCTTTAATTGATTTCATGGCTTCTTCTTCGTTTTTCCATTTAAGTTTTTTTGGAATTAAATCTTCACCTGTCATAGCTTTTATACAAGCATTAGAAAATTTACAACAATCCCATGAACCCCATGCAAAAGGTTTATTCTGATTTTTTAAAATAAAATCATCAAAGTAAATTTCCCAGTCAGGTAGTTTTTTCATTAGTTCTGTTGTCTGTTTCTATATATTGCTTCTTGTCTAGAATTTCTGCCACTACCAGTACCACCTGATGCTGTATCTGATGTTTTTCCCCATACAATCTCTTTGTCTTGCAAAGATGCAACTCTGTTAAATCCTGTATCACCATTATGAAGAAAATTTTGTGATTCTTTTGTGTACCTAAAATTTGATGGTCTATTTAAATCTACTAATCTATTTTCAGCATCTATGGTTATTGTAGAACCATTTGGATTATCACTTATAGTTAATGTATTCATTCTTCCTTTAAATAAAGTTAATGTACCAGCAACCTCATTAGTGCCACCCATTAAATAACCTAAAAATACAGTAATATATCTGTTTTGATAATTTTCAGTAAGTGCATAATCAAGAACAGTTGTGTCCATACCTGATAAAGATATAGTTAATCCATTAGATTTCAGTTCAAGATTTTCTTCTACATTGCTTATAGAAAGTAAATCACCTGCACCAGTGTAGGTTTCAGAATTAATACTTGCATCACCAAGACCTGACCATAATCTAATTGTTCCTGAATCAAATTCAGCTTTTACTGCAATAAATATAGCTTGTTCATCTGCACCTAAACGATTGACAATAGATGTATCTAATCCTTGTCTAGTTGCCATATTAAATTACCTCAATACATGAAAAACTTATACCATAGTTAGAAATCTTATCTGCTGACCAACTTACTTCATTACTTACTAATCTAAAATTTCCTTTTGGATTTGTGAATACAACATAATGACCACTAGCTAAATCAGACCTAAGTTTTGGTTGTGTTTTTACAGCATAAAAATCATTACCTGCATCACTTGTTGCAGTTGCATCTTCTACCACCATAACTAATTGTGCTGGTGTTCCTGTGGTACTTGCTGCTAATTGTATACTAAGGTAGTCTCCTTTCTTTATAGTGCCACTAGCACCAGTAGAAGAAGCCCTAAGACATAAACCTGTAGCACCTTTGACATTAGTTCTTACCTTACAACTTGCTGTACTACTTTCAGTAGTAAAATCACCATCAGTAACAATAACTGTATTACTTGTTACAGTAGTTACTTTATGTGTTCCATTGTTTTCTTCATTAGTTGCACCTGTTACAACAATAAAATCACCTACTTTAGTATTTGCAAAAGTTGAAGCATTAGCTGTTAGTGTTCCATTACTATTAAAAGACAAAGTAACATTTGTATTATTAGTTCTAAGTTCACTGGTAAGGTGTGCGGTTGTATATGTACCTTGATTAGATAAAGCATCAGGGTCAGCAAATTTAAAAGTGTTTACTGGTCCATTGAGATCAAGTAAAAAAGATTGCCAGTTTGATGCAACATCTCTACGCATGGGTGGTAGACTAACTTCAGCAGTCCAATAGACCCCATCATATTCTTGTGTTTTAGTTTTACCAGTAAAAGGTGATATAGTTGTTCCTACAGTTCTAACTAGTGAAAAATTACTTCTAACAAAGTTAGGAGTTGTAGGCATTGTTATTAATTTAGCCACCTTGTAACATTCTCCTATATGAGCCACCTCTAATAGCAGCTTCTGCTACAGCACCTTTAGTCACATCTGCAATTTGTGGCATCATTTTCATAACTTCTGCTCTTACTGTTGGTACAACACCAGTAGCAAAGTTAATAGATTGATTTATAACAGTAGTACCACCACCGCCCATTGCGTTTTTACTGTTCATGTTGTTCATAATATTGCCACTGCTATGTGGTACAAATATTTCAGGACCACGTTCACCAACAATCATAGGTTGTCCGCCATAAGCTGAGCCACCACCTGCTGATTTTTTAAAACTAAATGTAGTCAAGGCATCATCTCCTTTTAATCCAAACACAGCATTTAATATATTATTTACTACTGCCATTTGTAAAAATGTTGATATTATTTGACTAACAATGCTTTTTGCGAAGTTTTTAAAACTTTCCATAGCATTTTCACCTGCCATTAGCGAGTTTACAAAATCTGTAGTAAAAGCATTTGATGCGTTTATAATTGTTTGTTGCATAGCTTGACCCATTGTTGCAACATCTCCTAATTCATCTTTCATTTTATTTAATACGCCTACAACAGCTTCTATTTCTTCAGGTGTTGCTAGTAACTTACCATCTTCACCAATCTTTCCACGCAATGCTTCTACTTCTAATAATTTAGCATTAATTTTATCTAGTTCAGGAATAGAATCATCTAATAGTTTTGTAAATTCAGTTAAAAATTCAATATTATCCTGTGTTGGTTTTGTAGTATCTTCAACAGTTTTCTTTTGGTTTAGCAAAGCAAGGTCAACTTTTTGTTGTTGTTGAAACTCTAGAAAAATTAATCTGTTCCTTTCTTCAAATGCTTTATTAATTGCAGTAACATTTGATAATTGTCCTGAATCTTTTAAATTTGATGTAGTTGGCATGGCTAACAAATTATCTAACTCTATTTGTTTTGCTTTTCTTTGTCTTGTTAATTTGTTTAAAACATCTTCATCAGTTTCACCTTTTTCTTTCGTTACGCCAAAATCTGCTGCTGTCTGTTTATTACCTGCTGCTCTCACTGATGCTGCTATGGCATTAGCCATCTTAGTTAAACTATCAGCCATATTTTTTAAGAAATCACCAAGACCGCTTTTAAAAACTTCATCAGCCAACTGTTTAAATGCAATAACCATGTTAGATGTTTTGGTTGACAAGTTATCCATCTTGTTTTCCATTGCACCACCAAATCTAGTTTCAAGACCTGAAATTAATAATT